GGGTCACATATCACATAAGGGTCTAATTGTGTTCCACTACCAGTAGCATTAGATGGTAAATTTGCGATTTCTATAATTGGTGGAATCGAATCGATAAATTCTATAGTAACAGGATACGAATCTCCAACACATCCATCAGCATTTACAACTGTAACGGTGTACGTTCCTGAAGTATCAATCACTAAGTTTTGTGTATTACCTATGATGTTACCACCCTCATCTTCCCACTGATAGGTTAAGAATCCTTCCTCGGCTTCGAACGTTACGGTTTCTCCTTCACATAAATAAATTGGGTCGGGTAAGTCTTCGTTAGCTGGTAGTGGGTCGAAAGTACCATTAATGATTTGCGTAGAGTTAACCATCACGTTAGGGTCAGCATCTGCGGTTGCGGTTACCGTGGCGTCTAATTCTATTTCACACCCATTTGCATCGGTTATAGTAACTGTGTAAGTGTTTGGTATTAAACCTGTTGCAGTTGCTGAGGTTTGGCCGTTACTCCAATTATATAAGTATGGTTCGGTTCCACCGTATGCAGTCACCACAATAATACCATCTGCTGGAGGGGTTTGACCTTCAAAACAAGTAATGTTGAATATCTGAGTGGTAGCATTGAACTGGACACATTGATTACCCGATGATATAAATGGTAAATCAATGAAAGTACCCATATCGTCAAGTGTTTGCGTCAAAGGTACTTTCATGAAAATAAAATCAGCAACAATAGTTCCGAATAACAATCCCTCATCACGAGTTTTCAATTCTTCTAATGATATTTTACGTCTAAGTTTCTTCATTATGCTACTTTCACCTCATATAAGTTTACCGTATAACTAGTTGGGTCTGATAATACATTATTTGAGTAGTTATTATCTATCGCATAGAAATAGCCAGTATCATCTCTAATTAATTCATACTTCGTATGTAGTTGGTCAATCAATTCATCAATTTGTAATTGGTCTTGGAGTGGCAGATAAACAAACGGTTCGGTCATTAAATTTGTTGTCTTACCATTCTTAGCATTATTGAATGATGCCCTCATGTATAAATATTTAGGGTCATTAGAATCAACCTCATCCTTAAAATGGTAGATAAAGTACCCCTCACCAAACACCTCATTATTCCCCAAAGGATTGCTCATGTTGAACGAAACTGGTTTATCAGATACTGGATATAGCTGTGAATTAGTTTGTATGTCAGAGAGCCTTATATCGGGCTGTATAATAATATATGATATTAATCGTTGGTCGGTAACTATATCAGTATCATAAAAATCTAATCGTATAAATGAATTCTTGAAATTTGACTTCCTGAATTTAAGGTCACCATCCGTAAATCCTATTTGACCAAAACTGGTTGAAGCGTATGGTGAAGGGGGGTTATAATAATCATTATTAGCATCATCCCAGAAATGACAATTATATGCCACGGTAGGTATTGCTCGTAATATTGTAGCACCAGTATAACTCGGAGTGAACCTTGCCTTCTCATAATCAATGATTGGGTTAGTCGCTTTCTCCACTTCAACGTCCACAAACTTTCGCTCAATTATTTCCGCTTGGTCTACCAATTGGAACGTCATGTCTAATGGAATGTTAAGGGTACTGGCAGTTGCCGCTTCCCCTATTCTAAACTTATATCTATCAACAGAATTCATTTTATTTATTTATACTTCAATAAAGTTTTTAGCAAGCTTCATCTGCTCTCTTCACTTCAAATCTATCTGTTATACCTGCTCCTATAATATCGTATGGTGCAAATTGTAATTGGGTTTGGTTTGGGTTTGGTGCGCCATCATCTAAATACCCATAATAAAGGTCATATTGACCATATGGGTCTTGCCTTCTTAATGAAAAACAATAATTATGATACAAATAATGAGAACCGTTTAAATATGGATAATTAAGCGTTTCAAATTGACCATCATTAACACCTATATCCAATAGGTCTCTCCATAACCACCTACCATCACCCAAATCTTCAGCGTAATCTGGGATACCATAAGTGTTAGCGTCACCTTGTTCAATATAATTAGAGAAATCTCGTATCTTTATCTGTTTATGAGGGTAATAATAATACCCCTCTTGTCTTGGTTTATTTAAGTTAGGAATATATACTACTTGTGGTGCTATTCTATTCTCAGTATTGAACCTGTGTCCCACTATCGATAATACATGTTCAATTTGTTCAAATCGATTGTATTCCACAATATCACCATGATAGTAATCGTCATTGATGTTGGCATTAGGATTTAGTGGGTCTGGACTATTGAATGGGTGTTGTGGAGTAATTGGTGCGTCTGGAGCATCGTGAAATCGTTTAACATTAGGTATTAACGGGTTAAGAGAACCAGCTACAAATCCAAGCTCGAATCCAACTTGTATAGGAGTGAAGAATTGTGCTTGTGTCTTAATGACCGTCACAAATAATTCACTTAATGGTCTACCAAGATTATCTGTCAAATCTTTAACCTCAATATCCTCATTTACAATGAATTGTGCAACCTCATCGTTGTATATTGTGTGTGAAAATGCTGTTGGGTATACTTCATAATCATCGTTCTCGATTACACCATTATTTATACTGACATTGACCGTTCTTACTTTCTTGAGTAGTCTTATATAATATCTAGATTCTTCACCGTTGATTAACCTTCTAAGTCTAGCGTCAGTAACGCTAACCATTTGAATGAACGGTATCGCTACCGAAAAATAGTGTTCTTTATTATCACCATTATCCTCACCTATTCTCATCACACGATAGTCACCATCTAATGTTACGGGGTCTAATCCAAGTAATCTAACTCTATCCCCTTGTACTAAATTATGAGCTGTTGCTGTGGCAAAATTAACCACTGGCCTATCACCCACGTTAGCAATTGCGAAACTAACTATTTTAAGTCCATTTCCATTAACAACGTCACTCACCAAATAATGTGTAGTATCAGCCGACCAAGGATATGTTATCGTCAAATCCCAATTATTCCCTATAATTGGGTCAGCATAGAATGAAAATCTTCTCTTTTGTGGCTCCATTGTTGTAAAGTCACAAGCTCCACTGGTTACGATTTCTGGATTATAATATCCGAACCACCCATTTTGTTCTTTAAGATGTTTACTATACGACTCTTCAAATGTTAACGGTAAATCCGTTACATCATTTATCGCATTTGGATTATTAGGATTTGGAATAGTGATAATATTATCACCATATGGGTCTACTTTAAATCTAGTTTCGTTGAATATTTCCCAACTGTAATTACCATCAACATTGAACAATACATTACTCATAATTGGTTTTATGGTGCCGACTAGTCGGTACGTGGTGGTTGATTGACGCTCCTTATTGAATATCTCGCTGGTATCCACCACCTTATTAATATCATTTGTAGGTAATAGACGTTCCGTCCCCTCAAGGGCTACATTAAGGAATGTATCCGTATTTACACTGGTTTGTGAATTTGTACTATGTAACCTATATTTAAGCCTATCAACTGACATGTGAGTTCTCTATCTTTAGAGATAAATATAGCTCACGGATTTTATTTTTCAATAGAAGTCAGATATTAAGGTGGGTTAATCGTTACGGTTATAGGGTTTGATGGGCACCCGTCACCAACAAAGTAAACATCGTAGTCACCATCGACTAAGTTATTGAACGTTACTTGGTTCGTTCCACCCAATTCTGGTTGACCATTCAAATACCAAGTATAATTATTATATTCGGGGTAAGGTGGGGATGTGGGTAAGGTTATAATAAAACTACCATTGCCTCCACCACCACTTTCATGTGTGATACTTGTGACATCTCCATTAACTAATACTGGTGGGTCTTGGTCATATAATATGTAATTATGTACAATTGATTGGCCACCACTATCAGTAATAGTTACAACATATAACCCATCGACTAATCCCGTATGTGTGAATCCTGTTACATCGTAATTTGCTGGTCCTTCGACAACTACCTGATATGGTGGCGTTCCTCCAGAAGGTGTAATATTAAGATATCCATTAGCTAAACCTGTACATGTTGGGTTACCAGCTCCGAGTATTACTAATGGCTCTGTCACACCATTAACCCCAAATGTAAGTGCTGGTGGTTCAGTTATTTCTATTTGACCACAAAGTGATGTTGCACCTAAACTATCTGTTACGGTAACATTATATATTCCTACACCATAACCACCGAATACCTCACTAGGGCCATTGACATTAGTATAGTTGTCTACAGCCGTTGTGCTCGTATTTTCTATGTCTACAACGAATTGTCCCATACCACCCGTAATAAATACGTTAATAAACGCATCATCATTTCCAAATGTTGCAAAACTTCCAGATGTGAAACAATTAAGCACAATTGGGTCTTGTACTACGAACGTTGTCGTTACCGATAGACCACCACCATCAGTTACGGTTAAAGTGTACGTTCCACCTATTAAGCCATCAATATCAGGACTGTTAGGGTCTTCAATTATATGGACATCCCCATTAGGGTATGTCCAAGTGTATGTGAATGGTGCAGTACCACCAACAATTGTAATATCAATTTCACCATCAGGGTTGTTAATATCTATATTATTCTGTACATTACCGATAATAACAAAATCTGGTTTATCATCAATTAGACACGGAGCAAAATATTTCTCCTTCATTTTTTGTATTGCGGTAGAAGCCCTATTAAGACCAAAATAAAAATAGAATGAATCCTTAGTTTCGTAGCCAGAAGCTTGCTTATACGTTTGCTGATTACTGGTTCCATACCTGAAAATATTATAATCAGTCATACCTATTTGATTACCACAGGTTGGGTTACCATTCCAATCAGCATCTACCAACGTTGGGTCAGAATTAGTTGTATTAAGGTCATAATTATTCATCCAAGCAAATATATTTCTACCGAATCGATAGTCAATATCGTTATTGGTTAGTTTATGGTCAACAGGTGTTATAGTACCATTTATATCTCTATATTGGTCTAACCCCACACCAAATTCACATTGTCTCCTTAAATTACCACATTGTTGGGCATATGATTGTTCATAATTAATACAATTTACATCAATAAATAATGAATCTTCTACTAAACTACTGACGCTATCAATACCATCCACAAATTCTAAATTCATATTTAAGTTAGTAGGGTCAGGAAAATATTCGGCCAATAATGGTGGCATATTGTAGGTTGTAGTAGGAAATATGTCGAATACATATGGTAGTCCTTTCCAATGACATTTAACACTAGAGCCTAAAGTCACAATATCGGTAGCCAATATATGTCTACCAATAGTCCTACTATAGGGGGCATAGTACAATGTACCATCATTCTTTTCTATGATGCCTTCAATCATTCTGTTAGAACTAGTTTGTTTAATACCATGAAGGTTACCACTATCACAGCCCTCACCACAAGTCCAAATCATATATGTATCATCATAACAGTCATTATCATACGGAATATCTGGATTATTGTTCACACCGCCACCGCCACATGACCACTCACAAAATCTCTCCTCACCACCATCTTCCACTTCATCTCTATATTTGAATAGTGGTGAATATAAAGCACCATTAACCCAATCATTATAGAAATCAAACTTAAGTAGATTTTCAGATTCTAATAAACTTAATGCTACGCATTGTGTATAACCTGCATCACCCAATGGTTCGGTCTCATTCCAATCGTTATCAGGGTCTGACCCCACACATGCAGTATTACCGTTACCATTACCACCTGCGGCCTCGCAACCCCAGCAATTACCAGTAAGATTAGCATCAGATTGACAATGTAGGCATCCTGGAGCGAACCTCCTATTATCACACTTAAGCGTCACACAAGATACGTAAGCAATTGAGCTACCGCCAAAAAAATTAATAAAACCATTGATTACGTTAATAATAAAATTAATTGGCACGATTATCAATAAGTTAATCATAATAAGAATACCTGCCAACGCCAACACAAGCCCACAAATGAACTGGAATAATGAACTGGATTCAACATTTAAATGGTTAAACGGATAGGGGGTATATTTACCTCTAGCACTATCAACATCTTTAATACCAACAAATGTTCTTACCTGATTATTGCTTGGTGTTTGAGTGTGTTCATATCTAGGTACAAATTGTTTAATCGTGTATATTGTATTCCATTCTAAAGTATGATACTGAGACACATGAGTCTCAGAACCAAAATGGAAATCAACTCCAGGACTTCCATTTGGATATTCTGGAGTTGGTGCTCCAACATTTAATTGTTCTGGATTATGTGGCACTAAAAATTTACCCCTAGTTCTTAATCTACCTTCACCACCAGTTATATCCATTCCTATTCGGAAACGAACATTTGACTTAGTTGGTAACCCCTTTCTAGGGTCGTCTGACGGCACTAAATCACCATATTCGTCAGTTATTCTATAATCCAGATTCATTGGAATTTGGTAAGCCCACGTTCCATCTTTATCAATTACTTGTCCACCCTTTACATCATATCGTTCTACGGCACCCTCTACGGTTTGTCTAATCATTTCAATCTTACCACTTCCAGTGGTTTGACCATTTAGAATTCCAATACTCTTACGCGCGTGACACTTCAAATTTATGGAATTTTCTTCATTATCTCCGAATATTGAACCCATGAATATTGCGTGTGGAATTACATTAACTTGAAGGTCAATATCCCTTCTAGTAATCATTACATTACAATTATCTTCATCTCCCCAGAATGGTTCTACATTAACACCGACAGGAGACCTGTTTATGATGTTATTCATAGAGTCCATATTATCTTCTCTTCTGAACTTAGTTGTTGAATCAAAATTCTCTTCAGATGAACCTCTACGAATATAATCATATGGTTTTTGACTAATAACCCCTATGTCAGACATATCAGCCTCAACATACATAATATGAGCGCCAGATGGTACACCAAAAATCATATAATCACCAGCTTCATTGGTTGTGGTTGTGAATTTATAATATTCACAATATATGTCCAACATATCATCATTGTCTAAGAATTGTCGTTTGTCTGGGAATGTACCTACTGGTGTGAAACAATCATTATTAGTATCATTACCACTTGGTAACAGGTTGTATCGGATACCATCTATGTCGGTATCAGCAATCGTCTCAAATGGGTATAGTCCAGAAATTTCTGGGTCTAATTGGTCAATGTCAGAAACAGGAACAAATACACTTACCTTAGCATTAGGGACACCAAAACCATTGTTTACTATGACTCTACCCACTATAGCACCATAATCAGAGCAGAACTTTGTGTAAAGTTCTTTCTGAGAAATTTTAAGTGATAATATCTCTACAAAGTCAAAATCTTGTTCGAGATTAATCTTTATGAAATTATCGTCCCCATTAGGTGTTGTACGTATTCTTATTGATTTAGCCATGTTCCTCTACTACTGTCTCAACTATAGTTTCAAGTACCTCAGCACTATCCAAATCTAACGCTTCTAGTTCGTCTTCCTTTTTATTACGCATATCTATTGCGGTTCTAAGTAAAACTCTTAACGTCATCATAACATCTAGTTTTTGATTCTTAATAATGGCAAAATATAGAGCTACCGCAATAAATGGTAGCATAAGTGGAGATAGTATAGTTATCGTTAAAAACAATCCCCACTTAGCCACGGTATTACCGTTTACACTCCAGTCAAATTCTTTCTTATTTCGAACTATTGGGTCTTTCGTCTTAATATTTGATTTGCATTCACATCCCATAACTTTTTCTTTTAAATATACTATTATTAATTCCTAATTAAAGGTTAATTGGTTTTAACTCTTCTAATGTTATAGAACAATTACTACCTTTACTTAAATTATCCTCCCACGGTATAAACTCTAAATTATTTATATTTCCGATTATTTCTGGTTCCACCCCCTGTTTGAAGCCCTCGAATATTGAGAATTTATGGTCTAGGTGATATGCACCATCAACACCCGTCAATCCACGCTTATCTGAATTATCTAAAGTATGTATGGACTGCTTATTAGTTTCATTAATAACCGAATTCCAATATTTTCTAAATTCTGGTAATATTTTAACATAATCATCGTAGTTAATACCCAACCCATGTTTATCTTCCGTTCTAACCACACTAAACTTATGTAACCTAGTATTAATCGTAGTATACGGGATATTTAAGGTTTTAGATATTACTAACATAGAACAACCATCTAAATACATCCCTAACATTTCAATATCATTTTCATGTTCATAATTATATTCATTATCTCTAGGTATTCCATTATCTTCCAATATATTAAGTATCGAACTCTTGGCATATCCTAGGTCTTTAGCAATCGCATAGGATGATTCGCCATTACAATAACGCTCAATTATTACACCCACAGGTAATGATGTACCCCTTAATTTACCCTTCTTAGCCTCACTTATAGTCCTAGTAATACCCATTTTCTTTAGTATTCTTTGTGGTACTGTAGACGAAGTACTCAACGCTTTACCTATCTCCGTTGTCGACATACCACTTAAAATATACATATCCTTAATCTTTATATACTTAGCTTCACGTTCCTTAATTTTTAACAAACTAATTTCAGTAAATGTGGTACCACAATTAAGACATTGGTATCGCTGTCGCTGTTTAACCTTACCGAATTTTTGTACTCTACTATCACATTTTATACAATCCATTAATCACTCGTTTAATTATAAATATGTAGCTAAATACAAAAACAACATTTATGTTTGAATTAGTTCGTCTTGACACGAACCTTCACGTCCACGTTTGGACTCTTAATTTCAAACATACTGATAGGGTCACCAATCAAAGCGTAGTTTTCCGACAAGTCCAACTCTCTGGTACTTTCTATAATTAATGGTTGTGGGCTTTCATTAAGTGAATACCCATCACCTACTGGATTGAATACTTTCAACTCTAATACATTTAACACGCCACCAACATTATTAATTACTTCAATCAACGGACTCATGTAGATGTTCTCACCCATATCCCATTCGTTAATATCGAAATACTCTCGTATCTTACTAATAACTTCAGATAATATCTGACTTTCAGCAAATTGCTTGTCAACGTATAGCCCAACTTCGAATTGTAGATTAATGATTTTACCATTATTGACTTCAACGTAATCATTAATCATCCTATAGTCAGCTAAATAATTAGCGATATTGGTTCTTAATGTACTAGTAGATTGGTTGGTCAATGCTCCGTCACTTCCTAATGATAGTATATAAATACTAATTTTATTTTGTTGTTCTAAAATTCCGCTTCTAAATGGTACTCCAAATTCTCCTGGCATTAGGGCTATTCTAGTTTTATAATCCTTTAAGGTTACAGCTCTATTTTGTGCTGCGAAATTATATCTAACTAAATTTCTTAGTTCTGATATTGAAGGTTCATCCTTCCCACCAAGAGCTGGTAATGGGTTATTAACAGTTAATGAAGCCCTTACCGAACCATTTACGGAAGGGTCAACACCATTTACAGACATATTGACATTGTTTACAGTAGTGATTACGTTAGGTCCTATATTGGTTGCCGAACCTCCACCTACTCTATAACTTATAAACATCGTGCTGCTTGGGTTTAATGTTGTACCAAGACTAAGATTATTAATAAAGTCACCAATTCTACCCACCAATGCATCATCCACATCAAAATCACATAGCGAACCAATATCTTGTGACCCACCGCCAAATATAATTTTAGTGAACCCTAAGTCGGTGTATTCTCGTATAAATCGTTGGTTTACTCTTAACCATCTACCCACTTGTACTGAAGGGTTGTCAGAAGAAATTGAATTGTCGGGAATGAAAATCTTATCTTCTGCCAACGCATCCATTTCATACCATCTTAGGTCTTCATCTAAGAATTGGTCGATGTTAGGTGTAATTGTAAAATTAGTACCTTCCATTGTGATAATTGAATTAATCGATATAACGTCATTGTCAGGCAAAACTAATTCGAAGAATGGTCTTACATCATTATCCGTAATAACTCGCTTAAACGTTTTAGTAACGCCATTAATAACCATTTCTCGCTTAGTCAGAGTATAATTTACTATTAGTCCTGTGCTATCTATATTTGGAATAATAATTCTGTTAGGGATTCCACCTATTGTGAATGGTGAAGAAAAATCAATATCATTAAGAGACTCAAACACTTTACCTGCACCAGATACTTGAGCACCTCGCCTTATAATAGGAGAATATGATAAGTCGAAGGTATCCCCATTTACTGGAACTATAACACTAAAATCGACAATTGTGACTGAAGGTCTACGTCCTGGAACCTTTAACCCGAACGTTCGGGCTAAACTAAGTAAGCTGGAACGTTCTTGCGCATAATCTATTTGTGTCTCTTGGAACATTCTATCGGTTTGGAATGATAGCATGTCACCAACAGCAGCATTTAATTCCAACAACATCATACCAACTGAGGCATCATTGAAGTCATTGAATATATCTGGGTAATATTGTCTTACATAATTTACTAACTCTGTTCGAATATCCGCAAAGTTACGAGCAAAATAAGGTATTTTTCTAGCCATAGTGTTTTTCTCTTACTAATAAATATAATTTAACTCGTAATTTGAAAAACTAAATGGTTATATATGATTTTAAGTTTAGAATTCGTAGTGGATTGTCGTTAAATGATGTAAGATATAAAAAAAGAGGTCTAATGACCTCTTTTTTATAAATATAATAGTAAATTATAGTGATGTGATTTCGCATTGGCCGCCACTAAACTATCATCCCACTACTAACAACTGTAACTGATGTACAGTTATAATTTTTTTCACCATCTACAGATTCATAATAGATATTACAAGTTAAACTATTATGGTTATCCTCCTTTACAGTTATCTTACACTCAAAATCTAAGTGTCGGTCTAACTCTAATTGAAACTTATCCTTAATGTCGATTGGTTCGAAGATGTTATTCAGCATGAAATCATTAGTAACCATTTTGACCAGCTTACCTCTAATTGTAGGTTCAACAAACACTATATCATCCTTCTCCAACTCATCAACTTCGGCAATACGTTTACAAACGGTTACAAAATGTTCTTGGGTGTAGGTGCGTTTCATCATATTGACATCTTTATGTACCCACTGAACGTTTCCATCAATATATCCCTCAGATGAATCTATTCTATCCAATGATGCCGTCCAAGCCTTATCTTTACCATATGTGGGAAACTTAAGCTCTATTCCAGATAACTTACATTTACGTCCTTGCTCTAAAAATAAATTCCAAGCGTATTCTTTATCGATAGTTAACGCAATCTTACTTCTACCTTTAGCACCCTCAGCACTTCTTACTATATGTCCATACCAAAAATCGGCAGATAGTTCACCGACACCACCCCACAGAGGGTTATCGTTACCTCGTTTATTTTGTTTGCACCCACAAGACTTACTATTACCCTGTCGAAGGTGAGTACCTAACACATTGGCCGTATTACCGCACTCACATTCGCATGTATACCTTATATGACCATTCCTAGTTTTAGAGTGTTCCGACAACACTTTTAATTTACCGTATTTCTTACCTACCATTTCTATTTTCTTCATGATTTCATATTTACATCATCATTATACATGTAAATAGTGTGCAATGACATAAAAAGATAAAAAAAATAGGCCACTCATTAATATAATATGTAACTTGTTGATTACAAACTGGTTAGCTCACAACTTCCGCCACTGCAAGCAACGGCAGAAAATTTGTTAATATCAACGTACTCTGGTTTTATCTTTTCCAAGATAGGAGCAACATCTAAGTTTCTGATTGAGTTATTAGTCTTCATCCATTTATGAGCCAAATGTACATCCTTAACGCAGAACGTCAATTCTTGTACATCAGCAAAATGCTTCTTACCGAACTTCTTAGCTTTACTAATCCAATCTTTCTTCAATAGAACTGATTGTCGCGTACCTTCGATTGGTAATTCATCATTCAACAAATAGTCACATGCTTTCCATAGGTTATTTTCGAATAAGTGTAAAGCATCTACAATTAATCCTGAAACAAACATTGAGGCATGGCCATACTTCTCAATAATTTCGTCCACTTCCAACACTTCTGTAAATGGTGCTTGGTTGAATATTTTATCACCATGATTAGCCATTAAACTAATTCCTGAGAACCATTTCTTATTATCCCAGATATATTCTTTTACTTCTTCCCAATCATCCACAGTAATAGTGTTAGATACGTTATGTCTAACTTCTGGAATAATACATAGGTTTTCGTTAGTACCTGTTTCAACCCAATGTTGTTGAACCAATTTAACATATTCTAATTGTTTTACACCTAAACAATCCTCTTTAAGTATGGTTTTTTTATCTGCTTTCATCGGTACGAATAATGCATAATCAGCATTAGTTGACGACCATACAGATTCCTCAATAAGGTCGGGGTATTTATTGTTTAAATACTGAGCAATCTCCTCTTCCTTATTGATTTGCATGATTCTAAAAGAATTCTTAGAGTGAGCTGGATGAATACCTGAAGTAGTTTCTAATAGAACTGAGGCATTTCCACTTGGCTTAACACATGTAGTTCTTGCCGCCTTATTAATTCCAATCATCTTAGCAACTATTGCATTGATTTCCTTAATCATGTTTGCTCCGTTCTCCAAAATCTCTGGGTCAAATAAAATCTTAGGGTTATTCATGAATCCAGTGATTGAGCAGCCAATAAGGGCTTCCCTATCACAAATCTCTTTACTCTCTGATGTTAAATATTTGAAGTCCGTGTACGATGCTTGTAGCGTACCAATAAAGGCTGACGCAACACAAGATTTATAGAACGTTTCTTCATCATTACACATACCACCGTTAATTTCAGTTAAGTTACATACTTGCCACCCACTTCTACCATCTTCAGTTCTTGGTACCATACCTATCTCTACACATGGATTATACACCACTTCATGTGTTTCAGAGAATACAAAACCTGGCTCTCCGAACTCTTTTGTAGATTTGAAAATGGCATCAAATGCCATTTTTTCAATTTCGTCTCTAATAAGGACAACTGAGTTATTAGAACGTGCTCTTTGAGGATTATCTGCCAACCAATTACCTGTCTTAGCATTCATCATCTCTTTATCATCATGACTGAATAGTGCAATAGTAGCTGAACGTCTAACACCTCCACTAAGAACGGCATCAGAACAATGCATCAACACATCATAAGCTACAACTGGTCTCCATCGTTTTGGTTCATCCGTAACTACGCTCTCTAGAAGTCTTTCTATTCTCTCAAGAGACTGCTTCAAGCCTTCATGTCCAGGAGCCTTAAATCCACCTGAAATCAAAGCACCTTTAGGTCTTATTTTAGAGTAGTCAAAGTGAACTACGCTGTTCTCGTACTCTGGAAACGTATGGTCGGTATCATAATATGATGATAACAATACGCCAACTGCGTCTGCCCATCCTTCTATAGAGTCCTCAATAACATATGTTTTAGTTCCGTTAGTACGCTTAGAGATTGTAGGCATTTTTGCCACATGCTCCTTCATAAACGACACTCCAACACCACAACCACATAAAAGCATATACATTCCTTCTTGGAATACTCTGGCTCTATCACAATACGATACCGTACAATTATACATCTTAGCATTATGCTTCATAATTGGCTTCCCACTAAATTGTAGTGAGCGTTGTGATGCTAATACCAATTTATCTTTATAGGCTTCAACAGCTTCGTCAAAAAAATCCACAAATTGTGGATTAGTAAATGCCTTTTTAAACTTTGGGTTTTGGCGATGCATATCCATCACCATTTCAACCTTCTCTCCCCATGTCTGTTTTCGTTCAAGTATCTCATTATATTTCGAATAATCGTTATAGAATTTAATATCAGACAGAATCTTTGTTCCTTTCATTAATTTTTGTTTTTAAAAAATATTATCTTGCACAATATGGTATCTGCTTTCGCTCATATTGTCAAGAAATGCGTAACTAAACGCTTATTATAAATTGATTATCACAAAGTTTTGTTCAGTGAAAACGTCTTCCGTTATACTGTAGTCAATCCTAATGGTAGCTCTATGCTCTGAATTAGGGTCTTGTTCCACAACAACCTCATCAACAATTAGATTAGGAATATATTTTTTTACGGTTTCCTTAAGGTCTAACTTAATCTCAGAAAAAGTTTTAGCATCACTTGGCTCAAATATGTATAACATTAGGTCTGTACCGAAATCTGGCATATATAATCTTTGACCTTTTCTCGTTAAAATTAAGTGCATTAAATCGGCTTTCACCGCAGTCGAATCAGTCTTAGTTAAATCTAAGAAGAACCCTTCAACACTATCCTTAAACGGATAATTAATATTTATGAATTTACCTTGAGCCACTTTGTGTATTATCACTTAATAAATAGGTCTATAGCCAATTAAAAGACCAAGACTCTTATCTAAGAATTGTTATTGGACTCAGTATCAGTTACTTCCTCAGTAAGATTATTTTCAACAATTTTAGTTTCTTCCTTAGCGGCTTTTTCTGCGGCTCTAGCTTCACGTCTTTTATTAGCTTCATCCAGCACAGCATTTATCATGACTTGCTGATTAGCTTCTTCCACGTCATGTCTCTCCATAAAGGTCTGAACATCATTCCTTTCAGTTATATCTATTTGAATTGTCGCGTTATTAAACGTACAGTCTGGGAACGTTATACCATCCTTTCCAAATCTAGACTTTAGAATCGCCAAAGTTGCAGTATCATTATCCTTTTGTGGCATAGTTTTAGCAACACTTACAATGAAGTGGCCAATCATACCTTTCTTGATAGAGCCAGCCATTTGGTCAGCCTCCACTACTTCAGCTTTAATCGAGCTTCTATTACCTTGTATGGCAGTCCACCCCACCATGTCAAAATCTGACAGCATGGTCTCAAATTGTCTCATAACACTACCTTCACCTATATTAGCGTCAGCATAGTTCTTACTAGGTTGTACACAATCGATATAATCCAACAGAATTACGTCTGGTCTGAAACCTTGTGATATTTTCTTCTTGATGTATTGTCGTATCTTGGGAATAGTGGTATCATCACTAGAAAATTTAGCCAAACGTATCTCACCCTTTTGCGCCTCCTTTCGTGCTACCAAGTCAATAATTTCTTCTTTATGATTAGGTAAGTCATTAAGTTCATATCCAGTCCAACAAGAATAGTGTTTACGTTGAATCACTTTGGGTAAATCCTCAAAAAATATTTGAAGCACATTTAAGTCTTGCTCCATTGCCGTATTCGCAATTTTCGTAAGAAAAGTGGTTTTACCTACACCGAATGGTGCCAATATAATACCAAGTTCTGCTCGGCCTAATCCACCATTCATAAGGTCATCTAATCCTTTGATACCTGTCGGTACTGGTTGCCTAAAGTCGTCAGCTAATACAGCCTCCACATTGGAGGTGACACTAATGTCTAAGTCCCCATTAGAACCTGCTTGTAACGCCTTCTGAATGATTTCCACACACTCTTCATAAGAATCTAAGTCCCCAACGTCAATAATCCTCTGTATCTCTCTTACGGACTTACTAAGCTCTTGCTGTTTACAGAACTTCATAGCTTCCTCTTGAATGAAGGTAGCGTCATTTGTATTTACATCTTGAACTCTAGTTATCTCCGCGATAGCGAATTTACGTGTAGTTTCACTCTTAATATTAGCGGAAGCTCTAGCTTTTAAACTTTCAAAATCTGGGATAGCTTCATGTTTCTCATATGCATTCTTGATGATTACCATGACATTTCTTAGATGTTCCGTACTAAAATAGTTCGGGTCTAAAATCTCAATAATGGTCTCGGCATATTTCCTATCAACCAAAATTTGGTTGAGTAGTCTCCTCTGGTAATCTATATCAAGATAACCAAAGTCTGTGTTGTTGTTGCCACCCATAAATTAATCTTCTATTGGCATTGACATGTATGCTCTCACTGTGGAGAATATTTCTGGGATTATTCCCTTCACAATAACTTTCCCGTTACTGTCAGTTTTTCCTTTTATATTAATATCATAACGAACCTTAGTCGGGAAGTAGTTACCACTAAATGCACTCTTAGCCACTAATCGGCCATCGCATCGTAATTCAAAACCAATGATGTCTTCGTTCTCAAACACATTTCGTCTATCTATATCTTCTGGAATTTGTTTCTCGTAAGACTTATAATTTCTCCATAAGTAATTAATAGAACGTTCCTTAAGGTAATTAGGGATTAATCCTAAACTACCCATAACACCATTGTTACTCATTCCAGTTAACTCATCCATCATACCCTTAACATCATATAATTCTTCTTTGTCGTGGTCGTTAATAGGAAAATATCTCTGACATATGATGTGGTCATTGATGGTTAGTTTAAATTCGAACTTATTGTCGTCTCTCCTATCTTTTTTGTTGTTGTAATAATCTTTATTCATGATTCTAATTGTTGTTTGTTTGTCATCCTCTTCTCCCTATCAATTAATTTTTTGAATGGAAGAAAGTAATCCGTCATATAATACTCTGATAATAATTGGTCTACTCCATCTCTTTCCATCATCTTATAGACGTTCTTAATATCTCTGTCTTCACTAAGAGGTTCTTCAATCATTTCAAAGAAATCCTCTACTCCACTTTTAGTTAACATTGGCTGTGTGAGATTCACCAATCTATCATTTACTGCGTATATAGCTTTACCTTGTACCCCTTCGGTTATACTTTCCAAGATATTAGTCAACGCCTTAAGGGGCTTCTTCTTCTCAGTTGCTCTTTCGTCTTGGATGCGTTGTGCTTCTTCCAGTATCTCTTTTAATGTACATTTTCGTTCTGTTAACATTGGAAAGTACTTTAATAATGTTGGCTCTTTAACGCCCTTAATTCCAACTATACTATCTGAGTTATCGCCAGCTATTTGCTTAATCAGTGCTACATTCTCATACTGATGTTTGAAGTAATCGTTGTAGTTCTTTACAGTTACATACTCCTTCTTATCACATAGATATATCTTAATGTCATCCGTTATTAGTTGACATATATCCCTGTCGCTGGTACAGATAGTAATGTGTTCATTTTTTAATTTAGATAGGCAATAAAACGCAATGAAATCATCGGCTTCGATAACCTCATCAGTTAGTTGTCTTATTGATAAATCATGTAGATAGCCCTTGACAATAAATTGTTGTAACTTCTCATTCATGTCGTCAGGTTCGGTTCCATTTTCGTAGTCCTTACCTCTAGCAATCTTATAATCGCTATATATCTCCCATCTCAGTTTACCACTAAAGTTACCGTCCCAAAAGACATAGACTTTATGGAATACGTCTTTCAGTAATAACTTCTTTAAAACCGTAACAAATTGGTATATACCACCTACGTGGTCACCGTTATTGTTAAGAGCATCTGGACTTCCTAAATACCCTCGCTTAAAAAGAGCATTTCCATCCACTAATAGTGTGTTTAGTTTTTCAACCTGTACACCGTTCCTCGGTGGCAATTTTCGCATTGCATTGTTTTATATGGTTAAACATCTTCGTCTTGTATTTCAATCATTACATTCTCCTCAAAATCTGGGTCTTGGTCTGGAGCCTCAATAGTATTGAACGTTAATTCAGCATCAGAACCTACCCCCAATAATTTTTGGAAGTACGCTTTGTTCTCAATCTTATATTTTGCCAAATCGTCTGGATGAACAAACCCATGAGGCGTAGAGCAAATAGTGGCTTTCTTATTAGAAACACCATTGATTTGATTCTTAATAACCTCAATAGCAGTTTCAACGCCAAAATTCATAACTTGACCATCTGCTTGGACTTCTTTTCTCTTCGCACTTGAAGTGGTTTTACCGCCAGTGTGTACGATAAATCGATTGTAGAATCTCCATGCTTCTCCACCTGCTTGTTTCACAATTGGGTGCATGTTTGAATTATCTAACCATACCTTATTTACTGAGGTTATACTCATATTATAAGGAAAATCAATTCTTCTTGTTCTTGTAATTTTCTTGAAAAATGATTGGAATGCTCTCTTCATAATACCTGCATTCCATTGGTTATTGCCAACCTTAGACATTACACTGGCAAAGCAATCTACGGTTCCTACTGAATCCCATACGAACAATATGTCTCGTTCCAATTCCCCTAATAATACCTTATCTGCGAAGTCATTGAATAGTCTCGCAACATCTTCAATGACGGCAACCGTTCTCAATGGCTTAGTAGTCATCTTACCTGCTTTATAATCGAACTTCTCATACATAGAAACTAAATCATAATCTTGGAAGAATAAAAAGTCTCCTTTAATATCCTCTTCTCCATTAGCATTAATAAACTCTTCAAATTCAATACCAACACTTTTAGCGTAATCCCATGACCAGTTTCCTTCCGTATCAACAATAATTGGGAATGTACCGACCTTTTGCGCAGCTACTACAGCTTCGTACATTGCGGTAGACTTACCTGTATCACTAAACCCAATAAATTGAGAACCGAACCCAATTGGTATTCCTGGTACTCCTAATGCTTTATTATACCCATCTGAGAACTTAAGCCAAGTAATTGGCTTCATTTTCTGTGATGTTTCATCAATACCCATTTCTTTCTTAAAGGTGGTTGGGTCGTAAGGGTTTTTTTTAGTCTTCTTAGTTGCGTTTTTTTTAGTTGGTCTAGCCATGTGTGTTAAAGTTTTTAGAAAAAAAGAGTGGCAATCAAGCCACTCTTTTTTTGATTATCGGGAGTACCATTTAGAATGGTAGGTCATCGTCCACGATTGTTGTTGTTGTTGATGTAGGAGCCTCTACGGTTGCTACTGGTGCAGCTTCTGTTTTAGTTTCCGTTGCCGTACTAGGTGCCACTAATGTGTTTGGTACTACCAAATCATCGTTTGCGTTACCGCCTACTGTCAGCTCAGATTCTAATCCAGCATTGTTGTTAGCTACTGGTCGTTCTTCCATAGTATTCTTGTCTACCCACTTTGAGGCTTCTTTGTCATAATATGGTATTCCACCTCTAACAACGATTTCAAGATATTCATAAGTTCTTATACTATAAACATCTCTCCATGTCTTCTTATCGCCCAACCAAAGTGTCTTAAGGTCAGCGTTTTCAGTAATTACACTTTCAGTCAACGGAACTACTCCTTGAACAGTTGGGAATCCTTTGTCGTTTCTTGCGATGTTGACAATTAAATCCATTCCTGTATCAGGATTTGCGATGTCTCTCTTCAACGCTTTATATAGGCTGTAGATTTTATCGTAAGTACCTTCTTTCTTGTAGTTTTCAGCGAATCTCCAGAACTTAGGTCCATCTTGCTCGTTCTCTCTGTCAATAACTTTCGTTACGAAGAATTTACGAGAGTTATACTGCTTCGCTTTTTCCTTGTCGGTGTCTTTTCCAGTCTTAAGTAAGATTGCTCTTGCCTCGCAGAATGGACAGTCGTCTTCCTCATCATTATACTTCAAGCAAGGGAAGGTTTTCCATTGGTTGTCTAGTTTGAAACGATGACCATGCATGATTGCAAATGGTGTTGATTCTCCTTCAAGTGCTGGAAGAATTCTAATAGTCTTCTCACCTGAGTCGATACCGTCTTTAAGATGTGTTGTGAAATAATTTTTCAGGTCGTACTTGTTGTTTGACCTTGGCTTAGTAGTCTCGTCATACTGAGCCAATAATGCTTCTAATTGTTTATCCATGATGTTGTTGTTTTGTACGTTGTTTAATGTTAATGTACGTTGTTTATTATTTATGTTCGAACTATTATAAATATAGTAAACTACCTCTAAAAGTCAAGTAAAACCCTAACTTTTTTCAATTAATTTCTAACAATATTTTAGTTTGAATTTAACTGTTACAAAGATACACAATTAATTTGGATTTGTCAAGCGCCTAACGAAAAAAAGTGGGAAAAATCCCACTTTCTAACTCGTATAACATTATACTTTCTACTGTTCTATGTCTTCCTCATCATAATCCGCAGTGAAGCTCTTCCTAATTTCATTAGGTGAGTAATTATCAACATCACTTTGCTTCAATACATATTCTTTCTTTTGACCATTGATGTTCTCTTCAGGTCTTGCCACTTTATCTTCGTTGTCCAACCAATAATCACTCAATTTTAAATTATAAGGGTAAGAGTCTAAAGACCTCATTTCAATTTGTTCTTCAGGTGTTGGGTTACGTCTTTCAATATCAAGCTCTAAGTCGGTAACTTTACCACCTAATGCTTCTATATTTGCACTAAGACCATCCATCTTAGATAGTTGTCCTTGCAGCGCATTAAATTGATTGATGAGGTTGGCCACGTTAGCGTTTGTCTCATCAGCCGTCATCTTAGCTTCTTCTGTACTATTTACCAAGTCGGTAACATCTAATTCCACTTCGTCTTCGGCTGGTGCTTCTGGCATTGGTTCATCTGGTATTGGTTCATCTGGTATCGGCATTTCTTCCTCACCACCAAACTCGTCTTCGGCTGGTATTGGTTCATCCTCAATACCCAAATCAGCTTCAATATTGTCTACTTCACCGCCCAAATCCACATCTCCTTCTGGAGCATCTTCACCACCTTCTGGTTCGTCAACATCCAATTCGGCTTCAACATCCTCATCATCTTCGTTTACAATAAACGAATATTCAGTAAGGAACATCATCTTCTTAGCAGATTCAGCAATAAGCGTATCTAATTCTTCTTGTGTTTTTTTAGCCATTACGTTAATAGTTGTCTTCCATCGTCAGTTATCACCTTCTTGGTTCTAACCACCTCGATAAGGCTTTTATCATTCTTAATAATGCAAACATCATCCTTGCATTCAAGAGTCTGCGTGTTGTCGTTGGTTTCCTTTAGGAAATCATCCAACTTGTCTAAGTCTATTTTCTTGTCTTCAGCCATGTTAAAAGAGTTTATTCAATCTTATTATACATATAAATATCGGAAAATCAACTAAAAACTCGGTCTATGTCGTTTATTATCAGTTTTTCACCATCAGACATAATCATCATATTTTGGTATTTAGACCAATCTACACTTATACTTGAGTGATTTATGTTTCCAGATAAGTCTGGATTTTCGAATTCTATTAGCTTATTCAGCCCATTAATCGTATATAACGCATCACCCTTTTTATGTATCAACAAAGCATTAGGAAATACCTTACCGAAGTTCACTTTTTCATCTTGGTTGATAGAATAACGATAAGTCATTATGAACTTGTCAGGCTCTGACAAGTTATCATATAAGAATACCTCTCTACGCTTCAATCCAACTCTACCATTTAAAAAACCATAGAACCACTCAATATTATCTGAGTCTACGAATGAAGCTAATAATACTTGTTTATGTGACATAATTAATTATAGAATATAGATATGGAATGTATCGTTCTTGATTATCAAATCGTTCCATATAATCTTTATATTCTATAATTATGTCCTCCTCAGTAAGAAAGACGCTTGAAATCTCTTTTAATTTAGATACCATTGTATCCCTATCTATACCTAAATATTCATAAAACATTATGTTGATACCATAAACCTTCCCATTAACACCCATATACATCATATCCTTGTTGTGATATGTAATTAGATTTCCACCACTTTTAATACTTTCAAACTTAATCTTATGGTCGGCCATAGTAGTCATGAGAGGGTCTACAAACTCATATTTAAACCCATCTAATAGTTTATCATAACAATACTGTTTGAAGTTCTCCACGTCCTCCATATGGTATTTACGTTGCTCCGTTTTTGTAAATGTCCAAAATGTACCATCACTCAATACTCTATCTAAAATATCTGTTTCGTCATCGGAAATATCATCGGCCAATGACATTCCAATAATAAGTTTTGGTAAGTCTGGAAATGATTTACTATCTTCATAGTTACCACATGGGAAATTATCTCCCATATCATAATCATCGCTTATAATAAATCCTAGATACATAGTGCAAAGATACTATTTTTTTCTGACGATTTCAATTGTTATACAAGATAAGTTTCAATAGGTGGGGTTGCTTGGGATAAGGCAATAGCATCAGCTAAGTTACCACTACCTTCTGTACCTCCAGAATCCCACCACGATATATGGAAGTGTTTACCACTGGCATTAACCGTAGGGTTAGAATATTCGTCTAAGAATCTAAACTTATTATTATTACCAGCAGCATAACCTTGTAATATCGTCTTAATATTAGCAACATCATTAGTAGATGAAGGTGAAATTACAAAATCGATAGCTCTCCCTTTTCTGTGTCTACTATCAATAGTTTTATGGAATAGGTCGTTACCGCCAGTTACTGTAATCATCAAATTAGGGTACTTAAATTTTATTGTACTGAATACTGATGATGATGCATTAGCCATAGATTGAGTGATGTCACCGTTATTGTCTAACTCACTACCTTTCTCCTTGTAACCTAATTCTTTTAATACTCGTCTAAGTCTATCAGCGTTTGATACCACATAAGAAGGTTGTAATTGATGTATAATCATATCAATAATACCCTGCCAAGCTGCCACCCATTGCTTGAATACAATCTTATCTGATTCTGTAGTACCACATTTCAATCCGCCACCTCTAGTGTTCAATTCCTTAATCGGTGGATTATTCTTCATGTTGTTGGCCGTACCAACTAACTTACCATTTTCAGGGTTACAAAGTAATTCTGTCGGGTTTGATTTGATAGTACTGTAACCACCTCTACCTTGTTGGTGAGATAAGTATATGTCAATAATATTTTTAGTGGTTATTGTAGATGGGTCTCCAACTCTTAGATTCTGAATGGCATAATATGCACCACCTAATGCTGATATGAAATCATCATACATAGAATTTTTATTATTGTTGTTACTCGATTTAAAGGAACTCCATTGGTTGCCTTTTACGGCTGGAGGTAGAATAAGTTTCTTATTGGTGGAATCAGTTGTCGCACCAAATGTTAATCCCAAGTCAAATACTTTAGCCTCAATTTTATTCTTAACGTCTATCGATGCTGGTCTACCGAATTGCATCAGCCCAAGGAATCCTGAATTGTTAGGTGCTCCTCTCTTCACTGTCCTATCTTGACCTACGGTTGATTCAATTACAGACATAGTTTTAAGTACAATTAATGGCACTTTAGTTATCTTAGAAACCTCTTCCAGTACGTCAGTATACGTTAACGCTATATCGTTACGTTTAGTATTAGAAGGTTTATTGAAGTATGCATTACTGAAGCTTCTACCTTGTACATAACCCAACTTGTAATAATTCCTAGTACTTTCATCCAATGTATCATCTGGATATACGATTTCAGTATCACCAGAAACTGGTTTAGGTTTATTATCATAATTTGTTTCGTCCAATGAGTATTCCAATGATTCTGCGCCATCAATTTCCCCAAGTAATTCTGTAATTTCAAATATACTATCAACCTTTGGTGGTTTAACGTCTCTAACCCTAACCCCCTTGAACTTAGTGGTCATGTGGTTAGGCTTAATTTTGTGACTAGTGTTAATAATAAGATATGCTCCACGGAACATGGGTATATTATTCAACTGAAAGTACATCATTGGTTGAATCAATGGCATTCCAAGTGCCTCTACTTCAGCACTGTATGACCTAGTTTGGTATACATTAAATAAGTTTTGACCAACATATGTAGACTTATTCTTATCACCAGATTTGCTAATATCATCGATGATGTGTAAACCTTCATCCGTTTCGGTGAATTCCTTTTGGTCTAACTTAATATCTTTAAAGTAGTTTTGATTTTGTTGTGCATAATTAACAGCAAATACTGGTAGAGACAATCCACCAGTTTTACTATCTGCCGATAAGTTATAGTCAATATTTTTCAGCGTAACTCCTTGTCTTCCAGATAAATCCAAACCATCATCTGGATAATCAGCATCAGACCCCAAATCTAAGTGTTTTGATAATTGACCAGCGTATACACACACAAAGCTAGGTCCTGCCGATAAGTTAGCACCATTACTTGCAATATCCTTGTACGAATAAGGTTCAAAAATTTCTCTCATCCCATCAATTGTTTTGAAATTAACAAACGTTGGTAAAGGTATGAAATTGAAGTTATTATCAGCCAGTATTCTGTTAATATAATCGAAAAATGATTGGTTATAGTTACTGGAAATCATATCTGATATAATCTTAGGATTAAGTAAGAAATCGTCTCCAATATCAGTGTAAGCTGCATTTAAAAAAAAGAACGTATCAATTAGTCCAACCGCAGGTCTTCCATCAGCAGCAGCCAAATTAGTACTAGCATCAGATATTTGACATGAAAGGAATAAATTATTTTGGTCATTATTACTACCTAACCATTTGTTATTCAATGCCGATATATGACGATATAAATTCAGTTTAATCGCTTTATTGGATGAGCTTTGGAAAACCTTGTTCTTGATAGATTGTTCGTCCTTAACTATTGCCTTATGCTTTTCGTGTAAGTCTTTATATTCTTGTCCTATCAAAGCCAAGTAATCGTTAGCCTTAGTAACGTCAATTGTAATTGCCTCAGTAGTAGCTGTAGATGTGTTAGGTCTAAACGTATATGGATTATAGTTCATAATAACTGACCTCTTCAGCATCAAGTCTACTACTCGTCTATTAACTGGAGTATCTTCGACCATATCTAAATTATACCATACTGGTTCAACACCTTTATTATATTCGTCACAATCTAAATCTTTACCAAACGAAAATATCTTAGGAGTTGCTCTATGATAGTTCAAATTACCCAAACTTGGGTTGACTAAGGCATTTGTACCCATAGGTGAATCTCCATTAATTACACAAATATCTGGGTCAGTGATATTGTTTCGTCCTGTATTAACCCAATCATTCATGAATGCAGCGTCACTATTAGTCCCAACGGCTGTTATCTCTTGACCTACTGGAGTTATATATGTTTCCAATCCTTCTTTAATCACAAGCCACTCATTCTCCACGAACAATAAGAACTTATTCAAGAACTCTTCTTTTACTTGTTCTGGCATGTGCATTATAGTATCCTCTATTGCTCTATACGTTGCCGTATCACCTTCATCACCACAAAGAAGCATGGTGGGTCCTTGGAGGGCTGGAGATGTTAGAACACCAGTGGCATACCATAATTCTTTAGTTGTTGGCCACGTTTTAACAGTAGGTACTGGGCTTATTATATTACCATTATATTGTATTTTAGTAATAATAGGGTCTTTAGCATTGTCTATAAAATATTTATCTCGCCATAATAGACTACCAATCCAATATATCCAAGATGAAGGTACCGATACGAATCCAGAATTAGATGCTAACGTTCCAAGAATTGTTCTACCTTGCGTACTAGTATTTGTGAATATTGGTGTTTTCATTCCAACCATTGGGAATGTATTGACAAATAAAAATGCCTTAGATAAATCCTCCTCTTCAGATGCTGCTTGTGCATAATATAGAGCACTACCAAATAGTGATTGGGTTGTGATTTCCGAACCACTTCCTTTTTTATCTGCAAACCCAAATTCCACTCTATCTACCACTATACCAGTTGTACCAGTAACTAACGCATCATTAATTAAGCTTTTATTTTCACCAACATTTAACTTAGATAGATTGTTCGTGTCTCCAGACCTAACATCGACAAGACCAGACGCTCTTCTCAACATAGTACCAGTTCTATCTTCAACATTATTAGAGATATTACTGTCCATATAAAATGCAGGCATCATTAATGAATTCCCAACGTCATTTTTAATATTATCAAGATTTGAGTTTGGGTACCCACCACCAGCTTTAACCTCAAAGAATTCAGTAACACCAAACTTAGTATCAAGAGGGTTTAACCCTTTAATAGGTGCATCCTCTTTAAGACCATTTTCAATATTACCTTGCTCTGCTCTTGTTCCTGGCTCATACTTCTTATCGTAGTCCTCCTTCAACTTTATTATATCATCCAAAGGCATACTAAAGGCGTAATTCAAATATTCTTTACGGTCTAATATTTTAACATACTTAGCACCGTCATCCACTTTAATAGTGTCTATATTCCCATTAATGTAATTACCAGTAAACAGTGTTGTATTACCCAAAGACTTAAGCTCTGCATCGGATTTAAGCTTTCCAGCAGTATAAAAACTTTGACCGTCAAAGTCACCATTTATAGGAATATACGCTCGTTTATTATCGGAAATGTATTTGTATTGATAGTTACCACTAATTTCTGTCATATATGGTATAGCTGAAGTACCACCAGTATAGTTATTAATATTATTAGAACCTTTCTTGAAGTGTTCTATAATTGCATTACTAGTAGAATAATTAGTAGCTATGGTATCCCTCAAAACCATTTCTCTAGTACCATAATACAAGTTATTAGCCTCAATCTTTGCCATGTATTGGATTAGTTCAGTGTCAATACTATCATTGGCCGTACCCAAATACAAGAACGTTCTATACATAAGTTTACGTAGTAAATCATCTTCATGTTTTACTAAACCTTCCCTGTATGGATTAGTGGTTTGCCCTCCTACTTGAGAGGCTTTTGTGTCTATAGGTGTTAGGGCAAACCAATCAATATCAGTATTCAGCCTCAATGTCTCTGCGGTCAAGTCAGATTGTTTCGATTTTATGAACGCATTTAGTAAGTCTTCTATAAATGCAACTTCATTAACATCACTAGCTAACACCCTATCCCCCAAATATGTTTCCTCACCAAATTCATTATTAAATTCTGGGAAGGCGTATATGGTACTATTACTCGGCACACTTAAATTATTTCGACCCAAATTAGTTAAAGAGTCGTGTCTAGGTGTATTACTTGGCTCTTCTGCATCTGACGCTACTTGTTGAATTGTCATCATTAGCGCTTCACAGTGTACTGTTAGGATTCTAAAAATATTTCTGATTGATGGGTTGAAATTGCCACTAAGTTTAGCAACGTTCCTCAATTTAACCGCCAAATCCGATTTGGTCTGGACTTCTAATTCTTTATTTCTATTGTTAATTCTATTGAATTCCTTGCTAGCATTGAATAGGTCATAAAGGGTAAATTTAGCATTATCATCAGGTATACCACTTTCAAATCTAACAACTAAGTTATTTGCGTGATTGGTATCGTCACCAGAGCCTCCTTTTCCACTTAGGTTATAATCATCACTATCATCAAAATCTTGGTATGTATCAATTCTATCATTAAAAGCAGTTACAATTACATGGAATTTTTCCTTTGTAATACTAGTAGATTTAATTACCTTTTTAAGCTCATCTACCTTTTTATCTACTTCTTCATTATATGAACTAACTAAGTTTTTAACTTCATCTCCATCTGTCATAACCGCCAACCACGTTTCTCCATCAGAAATCAATTGTTTAGAGTCACCTATTTGAGCTTGCTTGAAAAAGTCGGATTGTAATCCTTTAATTTGAGCTAAAATATTGTTAGCTTTATTTATTCCCAATAACTTTTTATAGGTCGGGTCAGTTTGTTTAAATTTTTTTATTTCTTCGTTGAACTTTGAAATGCTTGCAAGCATTTCATCGATTGTAATAATTGGGCTGTTAATTGTTCCATCAGAACTAATAGTTTCGAATCTTGTTTTTAACAATTGAAATTTTTCACCACCTATCGTAGTATAAGGAATAGCCTTAAGGTAACCCATAAGAATATCTGTTAACATAGCATATGTATATCCTATGAACTCCGCTTCAATTTCGAAATTACCAGTCTTAGAGTTAAATTCACCATTCCACTTGGTCATATGAAGACAATACATTACTGCTTTACCATAATACCCTTTAACCTTCAAACGGAATATTGGGTATGGTAATTCGAAGAAAACATTATACTTTGAGCTTGTACCTCTGGTCAATGCTCCACCACGAATGTCAGTGAACTTGATTTTAACTAATGGAGCGTAAGAAGTGTTGAATCCTATATCTATATCGGTCATTCCGAAGCCCTCTAAGCTATCATCACTAGGTTTAATGAAAGTAGTACCAATTTCAGTATAACTTGTCGTTAGTGAGCGTTTTCCACCATTACCCAATGGGCTTCCTTCCAAAAATGAAATGGAGCCACTATTATTGCCCGTGGTTTTAACACCACCGCCACCAGTAATTGTTGACCTCGCTTTACTATCTGTGGTTAATTCAACCAAGATACTCAAATCCTCTGGATTTATATATTCTTGACCATCAGGGTTAGGGTCGATATATAATGTTCTCCCCCTATCTGTTACTGGTTTCTTATGATTACCCATATAAGTTCTTATATTCTTCTACTGCATTCACGTACCGTTCTACCGCACTATTGTATGGGAATGGTACTCTTATAACATCTCGGTCTTTAATATCGAACTCCATACCACCATATTGGGGGTTTGCAAGCATAATAAGGAAACCATGATATGGGTTATTATAATACTGTTGACTCACTTTGTCAAGTCTTGTCTCTCCAAGTTTGTAAATTACTTGTTTATCACTACTCAGAACAGGTAGTTGAAGTCCAGGAATTGGTTTAACTGAACCATTAGTTCTAAATTCTGCGTATCTATCAAAATATTCTGCCATTAGCTTTTAACAATTATTATTAATCACATCATCTAAGAGTGCATTGTAATTTTCATCAGTTATTAAATCACCTGCCACCACGCCACCACAGTTAACTTGGGATACCGTGTATGTAATACTTTTATTAATATTTACCGAGCCAGAAGAAAGTTTAAGTCTAAAGGTTGCATGTTCATCACCATCCATAGCTAATAACATTTGTCTCCAAGAATTGCCACTTTCAATAGAGGCAACGTTATTGGTTATTGAAATCTGACCTGTTGCAACATCAATATATGCAGAATTATAATACACCTGCAACTTAGCATTATACGGTTTAGTCAAGTTAGTGAGGTTTGCACCTAGGACACATTTTATATACCCATTACTTAGAGTTTGAAGTGTCATCAAACTCGCATCCAATACTTGCTTATCTACTGTATCTCCAGTGCCACCATCCGAAACTGGTGGATTTGTCCCTGCACCTCCAGTAGTACCATCTACATCATCAGCAAGACTTACTTGGTTAACATCTGGGTCATTCGTATTATTACTAATACCCGATTGCTGTTTTTTTGCAGGTGGAAATGGAGTATTAGGGAATTCTCCCTCAACATATTCTCGACCCGAATCATTAGATACTTTGATACTATCAGCTCTTGGGTCATAAACCTGAGCATTTGCAAAGTAGTTGAAGCTAACTGCGTTTTGTAATTTATTAATAGGTCCTTGTAGACTTGAACCTCCAAGAAACGCGAAGTTAAGGTCAACAGTACATATCATTGGTTGGACACCTACACCCTCTGGGTTTAAGTCCCAAACTAATGGTTCATAACTGAAGTTTAATGTATCAATTACAATTTTAGTATGATAGAAATCACCGATTCTTAAAATACAAACTGGTGGCCTACCGAATGCTAAATTATCTGGTTTACTCAAATCATTCCCACTGAACTCATCTGTTTCTGTAAAGTGAGTAGGTCCTTGTCTTGTACACTGTTGTAGGAAGGTTAATCTTGAGTTAAATCCTTCGGGTGTAATTGAATGAAAGCTTGGATGGAAGAAATGAATCTTCTCAGCTAAACTATCATAAACGAATTTATCATTCTCTTGTAGTTTTTGAAAGAATCCAATCTCATTATAAAATCTCGCTTTTAATCTATCCGTAAATTCAATTTCAGCAGCATCATCAACTACTGTTTTCTTACTTGGGTTTAATTCCTCTGCCAATTTAGCATCCCATTCAAATTTAATCGTTACTTTTCTACCAGCCTTTGCCGCATCATATTGAAGTATGTCTGGGTCTGCTGGGAAATTAGGGTCTGGTGAAGGAACCATGGCAGGACCCAACACGCCTGTAGTACCGCCATTGACGATTCTTTTATTTACAATAGGGTCATTTGGGTCTAATATTTCGTCTTTGAACCAGTCATATACTGCACCTAATCTATCAGATTTAGTTTGGTCACTTTCTAAATTATTACCATATACCGTAAGTGTAATTTTACACGCTGGACACTCATTTCTAAGTGAATTTTGTAATTCTGTAGTGAGGTCAGAATTTATTTCAAAATTATACCCATAATTGGTATTGTCATCTATTGTATAACCACCGTCAGATTCGTAAAATATCAAACCAAAGTTTTCCCCTTCTGGGTCATCCTCAATTTCATCCCCATTATCATCCAAACCATTCTCATATCCTAAACTCATTAACTCAGACATAGTTAGAGTTTTATCGTATGGAAAATATACACTGAATTTAGATGGTTCTGGTTGTGGTACATCGTTTACCTCTTGGATAATTGAATTTTTAGCCAATTCCACTGTATTTAATTCGTCTGGACTTAAGTTACCAGATACTCTTGGGTCTAAATCTTTTGCACCAGCAAAGAATGAATTAATAATATCATTATGTTCACCTTTAAGACTATTCACATAGGCTGGATGGTCAATAATTATTTTGAATTGAAGATTACCTGTTCTTTCAGTATTATTATACGTATATATTGGCTCACCTCTACCAATGAAATCCGTCTTCTCCCAATTTATATTAGTATTATCCACAAAATTCATTTCATATGGTGGAAACCACATAATTCTACCACGTTTTCCGTTGGTAATGTCTCCAGGTCCTACCTCACTTGGTATTAACTTTGTAAGGTCATCAGCCCAAGCTAAATTTTCAATTGAGAACATGAAGTTCCTTATTTTACTATTCTCTTGCTCCGAATAAGCTCCATCTTCACCATCAAATGGTGCAATTCTAACAAATCCATTATCATCCAATACTGAACCAACTAAATTTCCTCTCTTATTCACACCAGCATTTGGGTCTAAACCTGAATGCTTTTGTAATTTATCTACACCATCATATCTATCAAACGTAGTCCAAGTTCTGGAAAACATTTTTGAAGGGTCTGTTTCAATATCTTGACCATTAAACTTTCTTATTGCACTACCTTTTGACATGTAGCTGACTCCTTCAGTAGTAACTACTGAACTATTAATTTCAGTTGGGAGTTGTTCAGTATATTTAGTCGTCATAAGATTTATCATCTTACTTGAGTTATTGAATAGTGCTTGCGTTTTGGACAATAACGTTTTCTTTTGGAAGTTAGCACCTCTGGTCGTCATAGGCACTTTTGGGTCGTTCCACGCAAATGGAACGCCTGCCCCACCACCTTGCTGCGAGTCTAAGGTGGTTTTAAGGTCTTCTAAACCAATAAAACCAGAATTAGCTATCATACCACCCCTTTGGTAATTACTTTGCGATATTGGATTATTCTCGCTTCCGTGAAGTAAGTCAATTACACCACCCACATTATCAGAAAAAGCATAAATATTCGGATTAATACCACCATTTGGATTTTTAGGGTCAATAAATCCTGGAGCATAACCACTCTTCGTAGCATTACTATTACGTAGGCTGGCCTGAAGGTTTGCGAATAACGCTAATACTTGACCCCTACCAGAGTTGTCAATTTGGCTATTCCCTCTTGTTATGTTTGGTACAGGGTTTTCAGCCTGAAATATAGATGAGCTTCGTTCGAATAGACTTACTGGCGCTTTTACACCTAAAATCTTTTCAGTATAATTGAGTAGTTTTCCACCACCACCTTTACCTACAGTAATCGAATAGTTAGGCACTATAATACTATTACCCATCATTACACTTAAAGGGTTCATATTAATATTACCAAGAGTCTCTTCATATAGATTAGCCCCCACATTGGCTTGAATAGCAAATGCTAATTGATTTGCCGCTATTAAACCTAAAGGTGTCTCATTAGAATCGATATTTCTATTATTCAAAATACCTTCTATCTCAAAATATGGATTAGGTGAACCTATTTGACTGGTATTAGGTAATACTCCACCTAATAAACCATCAATTATACTTGAAGCAGTACTGACTACTCCACCACCTGCAATACCCTTAGTCTCTTCTAAATAATTGGAGTAGTTCTTATTGGTTACAACAGGACTTGTTATAATATCTTTCAATAATTGAGCGTCAAAATCAAGATATTTAGACTTGGTTGTTAGACTCTTTCTATATTCTTCAGATTGTTTTAGATTTTTATTCGCATCATCTTCTGAATATGGTTGAGGTACGGTATTTGAATCTAATGGTTGATAAGTTTTGATGTCAATTACTTCGGTAGTACCCAAAGAATTCTTGTATTTATTATTGATTATTAGCAAATCATTACTTAGACTACTATTTTCTAATAAGTTAGCCTGTTGTACACCATATTTACCCACATTGGACTCTACTGCACTTTGATTGACAATTGAGATTTGTGTCATGTCATCAAGTGTCCCTTGGTATTTATTATTTATAATAAGTAAATCTTGGTATAGTGCAGCAGTATCCTCTAAATTTGAGGAAGCTTGTACACTTTGTGTGGTTTCACCAATTGATGTAAAATTTCCAATATTGTACAGTAATCCAGATAGACCATTTTCAGTAACAGTATCTGAAATAATATTTCTGGCAAGAAGTGCCTCTCTTATACTTGGTGATAGCGAATTAATATCCATAACAACTCATAGGTTTGTATATAAATACTAATGGTACGCAAAATTTGTTGGAAGTAAATGACTATGGTTCAGAAAAACGACACAATAATCTTATATAATATTATATATATAACTATATAATAGATACTACACGTAGTGTTATTTAATATTAATCTATATATATATTTTGCCGTAGGCTTGGTTGCCCTTCGGGTATTCTACCCCCTGTTGTCCCCCAAAGACTTTACAAAGTAACACATTTATTTTGATAAAGTCAAGTAATTTACCAACTAATATCAACTAAATGATTTACATAGGGTTAGGATTTAATTTTCCACCACCAATATCAATTCTGAGCTGCTCTTGTATTAACTTTGTGATTTCTCGTATAAAGAAAGGGTCTTTGGCCAAATCAATATTCATATTGTCTCCATTAGGAATGTCAACTTGTATCTTACCTTCAATTTTTAACTTTCCGAATTCAATTTTCCCAGAGGTAGAACCACCATCTTTAGACGTCTTGACTATATCGTCAATCTTTCCCTTATCGGTAGAGGCTACTAACCCATCATTCATTTGTAAGAACTTATCTTGGGGGTTGAATTTTATTATACCATCATTCATGATGTTAGCACCAACATCACCTACTTTATCTCCAATAAAATCCCCACCAAGTCCACCTAAAATACCACCAATAATACCACCAATTACGGTACCTACTACGGGAACTACACTACCTATTGCTGCACCTGCGGCAGCACCACCCCAAGCACCTAAACCAGCGCCAGCACTTCTAGCTACAGTCCTTCCAACATTTTCACCATCACTCATTCCAGCGTCAGCGTTAGTTGTCCATTCATTATACCCACTCAAACCAGCAGAGAGTACTCCACCTCCAATAGCCCCACCACCTTTAAGGTTCTTGGCCATATTTTTCCCCATTCCAAGTTTACTTGCCATACCTTTACCTACACCAGTAGCGCCATTAGGCATCATACCCCCACCTCCACCTGTAACGGTATTAAACCCCATACCAAGCATTTGTCCGTTGGCGAACCATTTACCAGCATTGAAGAAAATAGTACCCCCAGCCGCAATAGCTAACGATAGTTTAGGGAATTCTAGTACGAATCCACCAACAGCGCCAATAAATTTACCAATACTCTCACCTAAATCCCTAACATTATCTAAGAATTCCGACCCCTTCATTTGTTCTTGGAATTGAATCATAGGTTGAACTAGCCCAGTATTTAATGCCTCTATGAATGGTAGTGCAATCGTTTTAAATTGCATCAGTAAATTGTCAAACGATTGGTCGAATGTTTGTGATTGTTCAGCTCTATCTTTAAGTGATTTTTGTTCTCTACGATATGTCGCCATATCAGCCGCCTTCATATCGCTCAATAATTGTTTCTTACCGTCAAATGTTACCATCCATTCGCCAGAATCTTTGTCGAAATTAGCCATATGTGCAATCATCTCTCGGTCTTCATCTTCAACTTTGAAATTGACTTGACCTTTCAACATATTAAACTTAGCTGATTGCTTCGCCATCTCTGCCATATTCTCAGCACCGACACCCGTAATCTCGCCAATCTCTTTAATTCTATCTAATTGTAGTCCAGTGATATCAAATTCGCCAGTTTTCTTATTAAATTGAGCAAACTCAGCCGTAGCGTCACCCATATCCTTAGCAAAACCTTCAAAGTCATTTCTAGCCTTGAACATTAAAACAAACGGGTCACCTAATTTGGCCATGTCACCACCCATAGTAGCTAATCTAGCGGCCATCTCAACAGCACCTTCAGGTCTGAAAGCTTTATCAGCCATATTAGCTACACCTTCCATATCCATCTTTATTAGTGCGGCATATGAAGCCATAGAAGCCATACCTTTCACCCCACCTTTAAAGTGATATTTTTGAGCTAATTTAAGTGTCTTACCTAACTCCTTAATCGCACTGTTTGCATTAACCCCCATCTTGTGGGCTATATCAACAGTTTCTTGTATACCATCTCTAGAAGCTTCAACACTAAGTCCAAAATTTTCCATAGCGGCAGCCATGCCTACAGCACCGTCCATACCAAGCATAGTACCTTTACCGATTTCTGCCATCGCTTGAAGCTCATCTTCACTCATGATTAATCCACGACCAATTTCATCAGCATATCCTCTTTGAGCTATTGCTAAATCACTCACGCTAACACCAAGTTGTTGGGTAGATTGAGACGCATTCATCATATTTTTACCGAAGAACTTAGATTGGTTCGAAAGGATACCCATAGAAAGCTCTGCCTTCTTAATTTCCTTGGACATCTCAAGGGCTTCAAATCCTTTAACCCAACCGTAGAATTTCTCTGCTAATCCTGGGAGATTATTCCATACTTGACCCATTTGATTATAGGCAAGTGTCATACCATTAGCTTGGTTGGCTATCTGTGTTTGTGTTGCTAAAGTTGCTTGTGCTGTTACTAAATTAGTTGCCGTAGCTGCCGCCAATGCTTGGGTTGCAGTTAATTGACCTTCTAATGCGTTACGCCTAGCAATTGCAGTGGTTAAGGCTGCACCAGTTAACCCATGCTCCTCATCAATTAATGTTTTACGTTGTTCTGTGAGCGTATTTATTTGCTCGGCAAGTTTTATTTCTTGGTCTTTAAGATGCTTTATTCGGGCTTGTTCTTGACCAATAGCCTTAATACCTTGAAGATACCCTGAGACGCTTTTTTCCATCTTAGCAGTTTGCTCGGCATTCTCCTTGACAATACGACCAATTTCCCTTAATTCCTCTTTACTATACTTAGCCATTAGCTTCTAATTCTAATTGTTGCTTTAATATTACTCTTATCAACCCCACCTATTGAATTCTCAATCTTACCAACTACATTAACTCGGTAGATATTAGTATTCTCTTGGTCTAATAGAAGAACACTCCATCTCTTTTTGTTGGTATTACTACTCACGATGTATGTCTTACCAGTATCTTTGTCTTTTCTAACTGTACCAACGTGGTCTTTTCCACTTGGTAGAGTAAAATTATTTTTTCGGTCATCAAAATTGAAATTAATATCCTCTCTGAATATAAACGTAAGTTTTCTACCGTTCTTAATATTTTTGAACTGGTCATTATTGATTTCTTCATCACTATCATTATCCAATCCTTGTGATTTGAATTTAGCCAATATTTGATTAGCTGTGGCAATCCCAACTGGTTCTCCAGCATTTATGAATCCCATGAGTTTAGGTTGTTTATAAAAAGTATCTCTAAGTGTTGGGTTAGACATGATTGTATTTATAATCTCATCTTTAGACATTGTATCGGATAATTCACCACTATCACTAGTTGGGCTAACGTTCTGAATTTTACTATAGTAGTCCCCCCAATCTGTAACATTTGATAGTGTCATTGGACTACCAGACTCATTGTAGAATATAAAATTCACACCCATTTCTACCATATCTGAAGCTTCTAAGCTGGAAATATCAAATTTAAATGTAAATATCTGACCCTTTAATGGGTCATAAGTTGCTTTGTTTGAACCATTTGCAGAGATTAATTTAAGCTTTGCTTCATCACTAGTCTTTTCTAATACTCTAAATAATATACTGGTACCATCATCGATTTCAAAGTGATATCTATCGTCCACCTTCATAGTATCCAGACCACTTAATACATCAACCAAGTTGAACCCAATGTTATCATCGTCATCGTCTGTTTCTCCACTACCAACCGTATAACTATGTTTTAATTCACCATTAGCATCTAAAACATCTACTTTAGTTACATTATTAAACCGAAATCCTTTCTTGTCGCTTGGTGATTCAGTGTCTGTTTTAAATCGTAATAATGAAATATTATTATCATCCAACTTCTCGCTTTTAGGTAATATATATGTGAATGCGGTGTGTACCGAACCTTTATTCATATTTCTGAGGAATATTGAATTACCATCTTGAAAGGTTACTTGAAACATCATTTCATCGCCACCAGTGGTAAATTTAAGGATATTACCAACAACAAGTTTGCTGAAAATACCTTCAGTTATTTCCTCTAATACTAAATTATTAAATTGATTTTCGGTTATTTTGATTCTCATCTCTCTATAGTATAACTATAAATATCAGTTGAAGGTAAAACATTTAGTTTTGTCCACGAATCATATTACCTAATTTAGAATTTGGATTCTTTAACTCGGCTTTAAGCATATCGCCACCTACAGATGAAGTTCTTTCTCCCTTACTATTAGTCATAGAATTCTTATGCTGCTCTTCTTCAATATGCTCTCTTTTAGCACTTTGTTCATTGGTAAGTAGTGTCAATTGGTGACGTCTAGTACTAGTTTTCATAGCCATTACATCCTCCATGGTAAATCCTATGTGCTTAACGCACACGTACATCTCTTCCTCGAACCATTTCTGGTATTCAGATGTCAGGCCAAAAAAACTTGAGGTTAAGGGGAAGAAACGTGGTGACGGACTCACCCCCAGCCGCCTTCACCTCTATTTTAAGGTCAATTCCCGATTCAATTTCATCGATATAAGCTCGAAATGCTTTAATATCGGTTAATCTCATATTACTAATATAATCACTTAACCATAATGAATCATCATTACCATCAACAGATTTAATTTGTCTACTAAGAGTTAATGTTGACCTATTATTAATTTCTATACCAGCCTCTTGTTCATCAGACAACGTATTTTCTATAAAACTCTCATCTCCAACCGTTAAAAACTTGAACTTTAGTACGTTACCACTTTTAGGGCATGTGAACTCAAATAATCCATTTTCGTCTGGTTCAGCTCCAAGAGGAATATATTTCAATTCTGAAAGGTCAACAGTTTCTTCAATTATTTCACCAGTCTTACTCCAAACAGAAACTGGATACATATTACCAAATGCTGTACCTCTAAGCCAAATCATTATTGCATTCCTATCACCTAAGTGAAGGTCATTATAATTGAAGTTCGGCTCCAATATGTTTCTAGTCATTAGAATTTCTAAGAAATCACCGCTCTCAATCAAGTTAGGTGATGTAAGTATATTTTCATCTGAACCAGTCATATAGGAAACTTTAATTTTATCCTTAAGCCCTTTATATAGTTTTCCCTTTGAGGGTAAAGGAATAAGGTCAAATGGTGAATTCCACTTTGGAGTCATCAAACTACCATGTTTTGCTGCCAAGTCTGGGGCGTAAGCCGTTCCAGCCAATGGTGACACTGGTTGCGTTGATGCTACTGCCTCAATCGGTGCAGCTTGAAACTGTTCATTTTGTTTATTCATTTCTTCCATCTGTATACGGGTATCTTCAATCATTTTTTTGGCTGCAATCATTTCTTCATTTGAAATTCCTGATGCATGTTTTGTAGACACTTCCGCTTCTGCTTGTCCTCCCCCTTTAGGGAAAACTGTTGGTTTTTTTTCTGACATTATTAAAACGTTTTAATTAAATTGATTATTATTGACCTTCACTTTGGTCTTTCATATATTTTACCATTTCTTCGTATAGGTGTTTTGGAATATTTACCATTTCCTGTTCCTTAGACACTGATTTTTGATTGATAGGTTGAATAACCTCTTGAGATGCCGTTTCTTCAAACAACGCTTTATGTATCGTTGTTTTAAGTCTAATAGGAAATTGGTTATCCGTATGTTCTATCAGTTGCCTGATGTATGGCACATCGAAATTTTCATAAATTTCTGTTTTAGTTAGTTGTACAAATTTGTTGTTCATGGTAATGACTTTATTGTTGTAATTCTATAATGATAAATAGTGTGAACTCATTTTTCAAACAAAATCAAAATTTTGACCAAAAAAAAATCCCTCACCTAAGTATACGTAAAGCGTATAATTAAGTAAAGGATTTTCAGTAGTTAATTCTATTTGGTTGACTATATTAACTCTTTTAATTTAATAATTACGTCATTTAGATTATTTTTAATATCGTACTCCCAAAATCTCAGAAGTGTTATATTATTATTATCTTCGCACCATTTTGTCTTAATTTTATCCTTATCTAGGTTCTTGAATTGACACTCATATTTCGGTTCTTTGAACTCGGTAACGGGATTACAGTGCCAGAAATCCCCATCAACCTCAATTAAAGTATTGGTAGAATATATTTTAAAATCATAATAGGACTTTATTTCTCGGACATAATGTTGTCGTTCATAATCTAAACCCTCAACTAACCCTAATGTAATTAATGTACTATTAATAGTTTCTTCTAATTTAGACGTCACCGTGAAATCGTTATCTCTCATCCACACCATTCGCCTATGACTTTGTTTTTCCCTCTCCTTTGGGTCTGACCACCTTATTTTTGCCGTTTCGGATAACTTACGTTTATGGTCATCGGATTTCTCGACACCGCTTAGAGCCTTAGAGATATTATCACCCCTTTCTGGATTGGATAACATTTTTTCTACATTATTCTTAACTCTGGGGTCTGAGATGTCCAAACCCTTATTCCAAATAGTAAGCTCTCCCGATTTGTACATTTTCTTCTGGGTTTCGTGCGATTTACGAATGGCTTCTGAATTATGCCCCCAGTTATTATTCACCCTAGAGGCGTGACCCCTAATATAATCCCTATACCCAGCTTTAATACCCAAATATTTGGTTTCGCCACCGCACCCACATTTACAGGTAGGTTTAATACCATCCAACACATAATCAATATATGTGTCTTCGGCTGATACGTTGTGTTTTAATGCTCGATGTCTCCTAACCGAATCTACACTTTTGAATGTCTTATCACATTCCTTACATTTAATATTTTCCATAAAAAAATCCTTAACTCTACAAAGATACTTATAAATATCTGTAAAGTCAAGGAAGTATAAGATTTGATAGAGCTATACTTCTAAAAGAGAAGTATAGCTCTATCGAATCGTAGTGTAGTAGTAATATCTGCAATAGCATCATCATCCATACTAAGGTCACCGAAGTTTACATTGGTAAGCATAGTTCCTTGAAGAACCCACTTCTCAATTACAACACCTGACGGGTCAAGCATTTCTAATTCAATATCTTTCTTGTAACCAGCAGCATAACCTTGTCTTCCTGTAACAGATTCAGATTGTAATCTAACCCATTCCATAATAGCTTGAGCTGAGGAAGGACCTATAGCATCTCTAAAGGTAACGTCAATTGATTCCCAAACAAAACGACCAATAACCCATGTTGACGTATTCAAGAATGGAATTTCAACTTCGTTCTGTGTAATTGATGGTCGTGAAGATGATGCTAACCACCACTCTTGGATACCCAATTCTGATGGAAATCGAAGCATCCATCTATTCTTTTTCTTTGGCTCGTAAGGTACGGGCATTTTCATCAGCAAATCAGCCATGTGTATATTCTTTTAATTTTTTAGTCGTTAGTCTTGTTTATAAATATGGAGAAACATAAAAAAATCACTACGAAATTAATTGTTATCTACATTTATCACTAATCCACCCTTAACTCCATTGGTTTCAAAGGCAATATCATCGAATCTTTTTTGTATTTCATACCTATCCCCCTCCAATTTTCCCATCACATCCTTCATTCCCATTCCTTCTAATCCAGTAACAATGTCAGCTATGTCAGAGCTTTCTAATTTTTTCTTAATCATATTAAGTGTATCAGGAGAGCTTAGAGCATCTTTCGCTACCCTATCGTTGAAACCACTAAGCTTTGCCCCTAAAAGAGCAGCAGCGCCCATTAGAACGTCTTGTGCGTCCTCTTTAAGTACCTCTGGTCTAATATAATTAACCAATGCCTTCAATTGGCTTTCACGTATGATTACTTTTCGTTTCATTCTATAGTAAATATTGGTTAAAACAAAGAAAACGGCAATTGATTGCCGTTTTCTTTAATTTTATTGCCGTTTTCTTTAATTTTATTGCCGATTAAATATCATCGAAAGATGCACCTGTGTTCATGATGTTGAACTCAACACAAATGAACTCCAATGCTCTCGTAGGCTTGATGAAGATTCGTCCACAAAGCTCATTACGGTCTCTTGATTCTGGAGTATCATCCAACTCAACTCGGAAATCAGAAAGTCCCCTCTCAGACCTGATATTATCCAAAATAGGATTTACCAGACCAAGGAATTGGTTTCTAACGATATCATCGTTTTGTTCGAATAGTAATCTAATAGATACCGCAGATATTAGTTTTCTAGCTTGTAGTAACAACCTTCTTACATTAATTCTATCAAGTGCTGATTCTTTAACTTGAAGTGTTTTATTACCCCAAATCTTAATACCGTCAGATGCGAATGTTGTAACTGGGTTAATTCGTCCAGCATAAAGAGTGTCTCTATCCTGTAATGTCAACTTAGCCCTAGCCTTGATAGCATCTACGTTACCTCTTTGGATACCTGCAACAGCATACCAAGGGAATGCGATGTTGTCGGTCAAGGCGATATTTCGTACTACGTCTCTAGTTACTGGTAAATAAATATAAACATTGTTCTCGGCATCATTAACTTGAACCCATGGGAAGTAAGTTGCAGTATAACTACTGTCAAATTGGTCTTCTAAAGTCTCAACCACTTCTTCTGCCGTTAATACTAATCCACTTGAATCAACATCTGGTGTTGTAACAATATATAGCGAGTCAGCTCTGTCTTGTTCAATCATTTCGATAGTTTCTTCAACCAAGTTGGTATTTTCAAAATCGTCAATACCTGGAGTTGCAAACACGTTAATGTTAACAGATTCTGGGTTATTGAATGTCCAAATACCTTCTAAGTAAGCGTAGTAGTCAGATGTAATACCATTATCACCGTTAGTCAAAGCTCTATTGGTAAAAGCTCCACTTAGTAGACCTTCAGCTCCTTTGGTACCATTGATACGGTAATTATCTTTATTGGTTCGTCTATCTCTGTATACATCCCATCCATCATATCCACCGTATGGTGCAAGTGTGAATTTACGAGCGTAAATCTTTTCATAAGCCGTTCCCTCAATATCAGAATCCGTTTGGAATGGGCAACACCCTGTATCAAATAGGAATACTGGTGAATATGTATCACCTGAAGAGTTATAAATAACTTCTACACCATCGATAGTGGCTCCCGTAGCAGCAATATCCATATGGAAACCTTTAGTAATACCAGTCCACATTGCAAGGTCTCCGTCATTAGGAAGTCCCTTATAGTCAAAGAAATCTTGGTCGATTCCAACGATATTAGAAAGACCTAAATATGCTTTTCTCTTATTCTCAAATGTACCGTATGTTTGCTTGTAGCAAATGTCTGGGAATGTCACACCAGTATTAGATACTTGGTGATAATCTCTTTGTGGTACTCCTATGAACCCTGCTGGGAACGTATCACTAGTATCTGAAGTATCATCCAATTCAACTAAAATGTAACTAGATTTAGAAGCGAAGTTACCGTCAAGTGTACCGATTCTCTTAGCTATGTAGTTGTTTGAGGTTGGGTCCATCACTAATCGTGAGTACTTCTCAAGTACAACTTTGTTGGCGTCAGTATCGTAGAAGCTTCTAACTTCGATATCAAATTCTTTATCGTCTGGCTTAATGTTTGTGATAGAAATCTTAATTGTTCTATTAGCTGCATCACCATCAGAAATCGTCCAAAGTCTAAACAATCTTAGAAGGTTTGTACCACGAAGTTCTGATACAATATATGGCGTAACCGCAGGTGTATATTCTTCCAAATAATCTTCAAATGGAACACCAATAGTATAATCAATAAGTGTAAGGTTAATACCGTAAATCTTATCATCATCCACATGCTTATCCATCATATTTTGGTAAAGTTCCTCTACGTATAGTGCAGTCTTACCATCTTTTTCAGTTCTACCCAATACTTTAGGTAAATAATTTCTCTTTGTTTTATCAAATGAACAATTGTAGCTGAATGTACCTAATGTTCTGGCGTTACCTGTAAGAGAGAAATTACCTAATGGGTCACTTGCTGCATCTATTGGTGTTGCACCAAATACCACATAGTCATCAACTGTATCAGTTGCTCCTGTTACTTCGAATAAAATATTCTCATAGGACTCGTACTCTCCTCTAGAACGTAACAATGCTACAATCTTATCATCAACGTCTGTGTACGATGTACCTGTACAAGAAGTAGTTACACCAGAAGTATAACCAGTTGTTGCACCTGAACCTACTATGTTAGTAACATATAGGTTAAAGGAAGCACCAATAAAAGTATTTCCTACCTTCACATATGTACAAGCAATGCTTGCAGTTGCGCCTGTAGCCGCACTTGAAAGGAATGAAAGGTTTGAAGTCAATTGCCCATCAGTAATCAAAGCTTGAACCACTGGGTCAGGGCTTGTATACGCCAACGTCCCACCAGTTGATACTGTGTACTCAATAAGTGGGTCAGATGAAAATCCTGTGTAAGTTGTACCTGAAGCGGTAACAACGGTACTAGGGTCTAACGCGGCATCTAATGTTATACCCCAAGCTTCACCAGCATCATATCCAGAAAAACCAAGAATCCTAGTTACAAATAATTGATTTGATTGTGATAGATACGATTTTGCTATGTATGGTAGCTCGTATTTTGGGTAACCAGTATCTTTGAACTTGGTAGCATTAAGGCCACCGAAGAACGTTTTGAATTCATCGTAATTTGTTACGAATACTGGTTGAAAGGCAGGTCCTTGGGTTGTTTCTCCCACCAAACCTAGTGTTGTTACACCTACTTGTCGTGTAACAAAGATTAAATCTCTCTCGGAGGTATATACTCCTGGACTAACGAATACTCTATTTTCAGCCATTTATCTAATTTTTTTGTGCGTGTTTATTATCTTATGTCGATTAACTACTTAATAAATATGAGGTAATACTCAAAAGATTTGGTATATCATTGATATCTCGCTTATTTATTTTCTTTTCACTCCACTTCAAAATACTTTTCCACATTTAATATTATATCACCAACTTTAGTTATATAACTAAAGTTGTATTGTACTGTTTAAGGAGTCCGATAATTAATCTCATATGAGTCCATAACATCAATAACCAACCAATCAGCTTCTATTGTTAATTCAACATCGTCATATTCTGTATATTGCTTAGTTAGATTTGGCTGAATGTGTGATGGTTTCCCGATATACTTAATCACCTTCACAGAATTAGTGTTATATTCTTCGATTAATCTCACAGCTTCTGTGAAATCTTCTATGTTATTTAATTTAATTAGTCCCATATCTGATTTTTCCAATTATTATTATCTGTTATTTCGGTTGTTGTTAACGCTCGTTCCCAGTAAGCAAAGTATCCAACATCAAAAGTTGATGGTCTTGTATTAGAGGTTGAGCTAATGTTAGCACGACCAATGCTATTATTAACAGATGTTGGTATAGTGCCAGCAAATGCCGCCCCACCGACCAATAGACCATCTCTATATAATTTAAACTTATCATTATTACTAACACCATTACCATCATATACTACTGTTAATTTAAGTGATTCCCCCACAATTATACCTGATGGGAAATCTGTAGTGGTATAAGTAACCGTACCCAACACTCCAGCAGTTCTCAGAAAGAACTCTAAACGATTCCCCAACTGTAGATTCATCACATAGCTGGATGAGTTTATGTTACCAATCATAGGTCCGTATAATCTCGGATTAAATCCAGAATTTGTTTTTATCAACACGTCAAATGTAAATTGAGTTATTGAGGCTGATGGTAATCCAGTAGCATAGAAATTAATTTTACTCTGTTGTTCTAAATCCTTAAACCCATATATTCCTTTATTCATATTCAACCTAATTCTGTTGGTTGTCGCTATTGCTGAGGCATTATACCCATTACCAGATTGGTCTGCCCATATATCTAATTCACCATTAACTAAGGTCTGCCCAGCGTCAGACCTGTACAAACATAATGGGTCTGAAAATGACGATGGATTAACTGGTGAACTTTCTGGTGTACACACAATTGTGGTACCGTATTCAGTACTACCAGTTGTAATTCCATCACTATCAACCCAAATATTATCTGCAATTGTATATCCAGTTGATATTGATGGTGTTGTATCAGTAAACCCTGTCCCACTACTTTTTATCGGTGTATCTGGTAGTGTAAAAGTGCCACCACTTTCATATGTGATAGCCGAATAACTATTAGTTGTGTTAACAATACTAGTAGAATTAAATGGAATACAAGTAGTAGCAGTAAATCCCACCATCGCAGGTGTTAATACTGGTGAGCCGTCACTATCATAATTGATAATATTCTCTAATGTGTACCCACTGGTTGATGGAACGGACACGCTGAATGTAGCTCCAGAATTAATAATGTCTGAATTACCAACAATATATGGATTGCCACAATCAGCAGTAGCAATCAATTCTCCAGCCGAGTTACGAATAATTACAGCACCTTGTGCTGGTACGATTGGTGGTCTATTTCGTTTTTTTTCTC